CCCCACCTTTTATTTTGATTTAGCTTCGCTATCGTTCGTTCGTTAAATTCGCGGCGTCAGGTCTGGACCGAAGTCGCGATGTTGTACGAAATTGTGAGCATCATAGCTGAGGGCCGCGGTTTGGGTATCTTTCTTGCGTGGATGATCACTATAGGCATCTATGTAGTTTTCTCCGAAATCGCGAATTGGATCAAAGGGTTGGGGCTATTCGTGTTACTTCAGGATTGTTTTACTTGTACTGTAGAAGTCGTGCGTGATATGGTAACACGAATGTATCTGCCATGGCGTGAAGTCCAAGAGGGTACAGTGTTCCCAACCAAGGAAGGCTTCTTTATGCACAGAACCGATGGTGAAGTGGCGTATTATTACCGCTACCCTGCGGATTTGGGATCCAAGGTTGTAAGACTGGAAGAAGACGGTGGGTCAGGGGTTGGAATCTTCTTTGAGCCTAGATGGAAAATCTACAAGCCGCCCGCTAGCGTGGGAGAGTCAGCCTTGCCAGGTGCCAAGCTCAAGGAGTGTGACGACCAGACTCTTTGGAAGGGAACTTTCAAGGTGTTTTCCGATTCCGGTGTGTACAACAGCATGGGCCTTAATTTTGCAGGCGTTGCCGTTCTTTGTGCCCATTCGGTGAAAGGTAAAGGAAGCGTTGTCTTGTGCGGGAGCAACTCTACAACGTCAGGTGTTAAGATTGCTGAAAGTCGGTTTAAGATTCCGGAGCATTGTTATGAGGGAAGTGGTACTGACTTCGCTGTCGCTCTGCTCACCGGCAACGAGTGGGCGGCGATTGGCGCCAAGGCCTTAAGCTGCAAGGACTTCGCTTCTCCTACCATAGGAGCGGTTGACATGCGCTTTGGCCAAGGCGTTGAAGGAGTATTGTTTGACTCTGCAGGCCGTTTGCCTACACAGGCGCCAGCTGCGCTGAAGGCAGGCATTTTGATGCATAAGGTTTCGACAGAGCCGGGTGCTAGCGGAGGTGTCATAAGGCGCTACGTAGGCGGAGTTCCAAAGTACGTGGGTTTCCACGTCGCGCGGCCAGATGTTCGCATGGGTTCGTGCGTTGGCTCTTACAATGTGGCGATCGACTTCGACATGATCTTTTCATACTTGCGTTATGAGGGGTTGTATTACGACTCAGTTTACTCGATCGTTAAGAAAGCGGCTTTAGGAGAGGCTTTCGACTACGATCATGAGCATTACAAGGAACCGAAGGACTTCAAGTACGTGGTAGACGAAGTCTACTCCGAAGAGGAGAAGTGGGAGAAAGTCCAAGAGCAAGTCGAGGCTCACTACTCAGAAATGTACGGAGGTGGTGATGGAGAGATTCGTGCAGCCACCAAGGCCAGGCAACTAAAGGAAAAGGTTCTAATGCAAGAGAAGTCTGTGACGAGCAAGACTCGTGGGAAACGTAGTGGAAAACGGAAGAATGGTGAGTCTTTCAACCCAGACGACAAGGAGGCTGAGGTCTCGACTGTCAAGGAGGAGATCGTCGCACCCGCTTCCCATGAAGCATACGTTTGCCCTTCTTTCTTCGCTTTGAATTTTTCCGACGTTAAGAAACAGGTCATCAATGGGGATTTCTCCTTTGCGCCTGTTTTGAAGGAAGCTGTCTCTAAGCTTGGAGTAAAGGCGGTGCACGCACGCGTAGTCGCGAGTGACGCCTTCTCTGTGTTTAGGGATTACATGGAGGTCGTGCAACCAGAGTGGGCAGCTTTCAAGGATTCAATTCCTGATGAGAATGGCAAACCTTTCTTCGACAAAGTTGGGGAGTATCGCAGTGACAGTGTCAAATCCGCGACAACACCTGACCGAAAGAAGAAGGCAAAGCCTGAAGGCGATGCGTCGAAGGAACGAACCGCTGCTGTCAAAGCCCTGATTAAAGATCTAGGCTGCTCCGACGCGGATTGGTTTACTCCAGAGAACACTCGCGAAAATATTCTCAAATCCATGAAGGCTCACGCTAAGCTTGCGACGATTGACTCGCCTCCTGCCACGGCCGAAGACTGGGACCATGCGTTGGCTGAGGGGTGCAAGGATTTTGACACTTCACCTATCGAGTCGCACGCACAGCAAGGCTTTGAAGGGTGGTACAGGCTAGCCGCTACTTTGGCTGACACGTCCGCAGGCGTTTCTGCACGCTTTCGGCGACAGTCGAAGAAGCAGTGGGCTTCAGACCCGGAGCTGCTGTCCGCATTGCTTGACTTGGTGCAATGTCGCTTGATCCTAATGCTTATCCACGCTGAGGACGTTGCGGCTTACACGCCAGAGACGGTTGTGAAGACTGGGTTGAAAGATGTTTTGTTGTTGTCAGTCAAACAGGAGCCACATGCGCCGAAGAAAGTCAAAGAGGGCAGATTCAGGATGATCTGGATTAGTTCCCTCGTTGATTGCTTCGTGCAGAAGCTTTTGCACAAGGCTGTAAACGCGCGTGACATCGAGCATTACCAGGCTGGAAACCGGCATCATTCCGCCGCGGGGATGGGCCACCACGATGAGGGTGTCGCTCAGCTCTGCGCTGCGATTGATGCAGTCTTTGGCGATGACGAGTGCTTGCTGACGTGTGACGCTTCAATGTGGGATTTCACCATGGATAAGCAGGCGCACCTCAATCACGCTAAGCGCAGATGCCTCTCATGCACAGACCCTGCCGTCAAGGACATGATTATGACCTTGGCCCACTTGAATTACAAGCACGTTTGTGAAAACAAAGGTGACATCTGGCGCTGCAACAAGGAGGGTGTCAACCCTTCTGGCCAGAGCTCAACAACAGCCGACAACACGTTCAATCGGCATAGCCAGGCCAAGGCTAGTGGGGCTAAGAAGTTTATCGGCAACGGGGACGATATGATCGCAGATCCAGGGTTCAGCCCGGAGCTAGCTGCGAGATTTGGGACCAAGAGCCGTGACGTC